TTATTCCAACGAACATACAACGCTAACGCACCTTTATGCTCGTATTGGAATGCTGCGTGTGTTAATACTTCGTATAATCCCTTATTGTTTCCGCCACAATGGTTGATGAACGCCTTGAGTTCTGCTTTAGCTTTATTGCTTGTAGCAAACTCATCAGAGTAGGAAATATCGTTACCTACTACCATTTTTGATTTCTTTGTTAAGATACCACTATGCACAGGAGATTGGCGTAACATCTTTTCTAAGATAACAGGAAAGTCATCGTTAACACCAAACTTGATGTAGTCTCCTACAAGAGTATGTCCTAATTTGTAGCGACCATTAAGGTCTTCAATAGAGTTCTCTAACTCGTTGGTTGCGATAGAATGCTCTGTAGCCTGCACATAAGTGTTAGATGCAAAGAATTCTGATATATTAGATAGTAGTCCCATTGTATTAATTTACAATTTATAGGTCGGTAAACCTAACGGTAGAGCCATAAATACCTGTACCTGTTTGAGTAACTGTGTAATCTTGCACTTCAGTAAGGTACTTGTAGCTATCACCACTATTGGTAATAGTAAGCTCGTACTCTCCGCCCTCTATGTCGTTAGATAAAAGGTCTATGTTAATCTGAATGAAATCCTTACAGGAGTCAAGGTTGTTTATGTCAATAAGGTTGGTAATCGTTAGACTACCAGTACCTACGACCTTATCCAAAGTTACGTCAAAGCTGTTTACTGTAAAGGATGACAGCTTGACGAAAGATAGAGTATTAACAACTCCTGTCTTCAGTCTTTTCATTTAAGATTTATTATAGTTCAGCAGCAGTGTTGTCTGCAATAAATTGGCGTACCTCTGCGTTAGTGTACACGGTGTAGTTAGGTGCTGACTGACCATTGCCTAAAGCAATAAGGGCAGATACTTCACTGTCTAACCAAGATGCTTCCATCTCGTATACTACTACATCGGCTACTGATACGGGGCTACCGAATAGTCCGCTGTAACGGCTACCAAACTGCTCCCAAGTAGGGTGGATAGTTGTAGAGGATTCTACTTCACCTTCTTCGTTGTAGGTATTTTCTACCCAATCGTAACGAGTAATAGATGTTGGTAGTGCGTTGCTAATGTCTGAAGCGGGTACGCTGATAAAGATGTTTCCTTTCATTTTATTTGTATGTATTTTTTCCAGAGTTATAGTTTCGTAGAACTTCAGAGGCGGTCAATGCGCGGTTATATATGCGCGGTTGGGCGATGTCGTACGGATATCTTTGAGACTCCAAAACAAAGGTTCCTATTTTTAAATTTTCATCGGACGCAAAAATTGACCCTAAAGATGCGGTATTACCTACTTCGGCTCCGTCAATATATAAACGAATAGTAGTCCCATCATCCGTTCCAATAATATGACGCCATCCGTTTGTAATACTATTAGCAATATTTGTGTCCGTAGAACCATTACTTGAAATATAGAAGCGAACTAAATTAGAACTGCTTTGATAAAGCAAATAACATTTTTTGTTTACGTTATAATCCCAACGACCCATAATCCCGTTATCGCTTCCAGCATCCCAATACACCCACGCCTCAAGCGTTACCTCATCGGTAATATCCAAACTCTCATTATCGTGCACCTCTGCCCAGCTATTCCCGTCAAGATTGAGCGCACCTTGTTTCCGCACGGTTTCAAATAGATTCACGCCCGTAATGTCGCGGCCCGTTGTTAAGCCTTGCGGGAGTAATACTTCCGAGGTTTGGGCGGTTGCGCCCGTGCGAACGTATGGTGTTAATGTTGCGCCAGCGGTTGCTTGTGCGCCCCATAGATAAAAACCACTTGTGCCGTCTGCGGTAAAGGATGGCAATTCCGTTGCAGTTGTTCCGTTTACGACGTAAATACCAAAACCATAGGGCGTGGGGTACGTCAAAGTTAACGAACATCTATACCACCCATTGCCAAAACTTGTGATGCTTGAATCGTTGTAATATGTTCCGCCACTTCCTAAAATAGTTCCGTTCTGCAAATTAAAATTTGCAAACGCTTGGCCGCTTCCGATTCCTTGAGGCCTTAATCCGATATTGTACCCGTTGTATTTCGCAAATACGCTAATGGTATTTTGACCAGTTAAGGCTATACTGGTATTGTAAATATAATGGTCGTTCGCTAATATACCCGTTATTTTGTCAGCGGTTGTTTGTCCATCGGGTGCGGTTGTTTCATTTGCTGACTTTGATACAGTATTTGCAGTGTAGTAAGCATTATCAAATTCTTCGGAATACAATATTTTATTACTCCCCTTATTCCAATCAATAACCGCCGACTGCGCTACGGGTGCGCCGATTCCGTTGACGTATGTAGCCCCCGAAATAGTCCCGTGGTTGCCGTTGCCGCTACCATCGTAAGCCGTCGTTCCCGCGCCTTCCATCATTGGAAGCCATAACTTTAAAGCGGTGTTATCTACTCCAGTAGGCACGACCTTTTCCGGGTTGTTGTATAGGTCGGCCACTTGTGCGGCGGTTAGGGCGGTTGAGTACACCTTAACATTTGATAACTGGCCGTCTAACGCTTGAGCAGTACCACCACTTAAAGCACCAATTTGATTGGTTGCATTGGTGTATAAGATTGTATCGCTAAAAGCGACCTCGGTATCAAGTATGCCGTTTACATAAAGTTTTTTAATTGCCCCATCATAAGTTGCAACAATTTGATACCATTCACCAGCATTTAAAGCAAACGAACCAAACAAGGTGTCGGAAGATGTTCCTTTAGTATAAAACTTTGGAACGTTAGCCGTTGAATCCGAAATACCCGTGGCGAACCCAAGGTTTCCCGTTGAAGCATAATTTGAATAGAAAATTTTAGATGCCGCAGTTGTGCCAAGGTTTACATATTGAACAACGCTAAACTCTTGCAAATCTATATCGTCGGTCGTAATGTTTACCTTATCATTAACCCCATCAAAATCCAAGGCTTTGCCCGAATATAGTTTAGCACGATTATAAGCCAAAGGGCTTGCATCTTGCCCCCTTGGGTTAATCGGCTTGTTTGTGTTAGAAAATCCTACAGCCATTATGCTAATTCTTCAGTTGGTTCTGGGAAAAACTCTGGGTGCAAAGATTTGCAAGTCTCTGTCCACTCCGCAATAGCAGAAGATGAACCGAAGGTATGAATACCCATAGGCGCACACCATACCATAGCACTATCCCAAGACTCTAATGCCTCACCATCCCATAGAACATCTATATGGTAGGTAGAAGATAGTACAGGTGCGGTGAGTTCGTTTCCTTCATCATCGTATGTACCTTCAGTCTCTACCAAGTGTCCAAGATGAACAATAGCGTGGCTATGCGTAGGGTTAGAATCCTCGTCTAATCCTAATGCGTTGATTTTCGTAGTTGCTGCTCCTTTAGAGCCAAATGAGTATTTTCTAAATGTTTTCATATTATGTAGTTGTTAGGTCAATTGCTTCTTGGTCAGTTAATGCAGTTGGGAATATCAATATGTTGCTAAACATCGTAGATGTTCGTTGAGCAGAACCAGAAGTTGCTCTTATAGAGCCAATTCCGTTATGTGAATTTGTTCCGTCATAAGTGTACTCTTTTGCTCCATCAGTGAACAAACGCACATTAGTTCCGTTTACAACCATACAAAACTTTTTGTTACTGGAATATAGATAACCAATTGTTGTTGCATCAAGGTTTGAATAAAATCTTATTTTCCCATCTGCATCTTGATAGTATTTTCTAATAGAACAAATAATGTTCCCAAAACTTGAGTCATTAGCACCAGCTTCTAAAAAATTAGAATTACCATCACTTACATTTAATACAGGTTCTTGTGATAAATCAAAGAATATAGTATATGCACCTGTTGTTGTGATTTCGTTAGTTCTTAAACCTGTTAAAGCACCTAAAATTTCTTCATTCCTCGTTACCGCACTCCCATAGGTAGGTATGTAGGATGTTGCGTAGCTTCCTGCTTCAAGTTGCGCTCCCCAAGCATAGGTGCTTAAACCGCTTCCTGCGAATGAAGGTATATCACTTGTGTTGTCATTCTCAAGAATCCTAATTTGAAAAGCACCATTTGAACCACTAGCCGTTGCATCTGTTGTTAATGAACATCTATACCAACCATTACCATAATCTTCAATAGATGAATCTGCTGTTGATATACCTCCACCTTTTGAACCTTTAGTTCCGTTCAACACATCAAAGTTTTGCCATTTTGTAGAACCGAATGGTGTACCACCAAACTGCAAACGAACATATTGTGCATCTTGGTATTTTAAAAATAAACTAATAGTATAATCTGTTCCGCTTGTTACGCTAAAAGTGTTATCCGTTAATTGATGCTGACCGCTTGTTGTGTTGTTTGTTATTAGTGTAGCATTAGTTACTCCTTCTGGAGAATCAATACTATTTGTTGTTGTACTAACATTTACTACGATAGGTCTGTTAGCAAGATATTCTCCGTTAGGGTCAGTATTGGTTCTTTGTGGCTCTAACAATAGTGCAGGACACGAACTATCCGTATAATCTAATCTTGGAGTATTGTCTGTAATACCTCCGTATACGGCAGCAGTAGTTGTTTCTATGTAGTCTCTTGCTACAAGTCCCTGCTCTCTTTGAGAATCTTGAATTATTATGTTTCCACTTGAGCCAAATGTATTGTTGTCAGCATCCGCAGGATATATACGGACTTGAGAATGTGAACCATTTATTGTTATTGAATAACGATACCAACCACCTCCAATATTTTCGGAATTTGAACTTATCAAACCCGAAGTAAGTCCAACAGAACCATCTGCTAAATTAAAAAACACTTCAGCAAAATCACCTGCTCCTAAAATTACAATCCGCATCCAAGAAAGCGAACCTGCCTTTGCGTAAACACTAAATGTTTGGACTCCACTTACAGTATTGTTTACATACAAATAAGCACTTGCCGCACTCTTGCCTAAAAGCCACGCATCATTTGTATTATCGTATCCACTTTGTCCACTTGTTTCACTTGTATTATTACTAATCCAAGTATTAAAACTATTACTCTGCAAGAGCAGGTTACCTGTCTCCTTCTCTATATTACCATCTGCATTAACTCTCGTAGCAGCACTTGCACGAGTGAAAGTAAAATCACCATCACCGCTTACAGGCTTCTGCGAGTAGACCTTTCCTGTCTTTGTTCCGCTTGGTATAAGTACCAAACTTGATTTATCGTATAGACTCATATCTTAAATCGTTGTTAATGCTGCAAGTTCAGCGTTTGTTAATCGTGTCTTGAATAGTAGTGCTTGATTAATATCTGCACTATGCATATAAGCGGGTCTATAAAATGCTACTTGAGATGTTGCGGGTATGCTTACACTTGTATCACTTCCCTTATCAACTCCATTCACATATATTTTTAAATCATCTTCTGCATAAGCAACTGCAACTTTATAACGAGTACCTGCAACCATTTGTAATGCGGTAATAGTACCTTGCAAAGTACTATTATATACTCGTGTATAAAGACTTGTATTGTAGCCACCAATGTTTATATAATTGCTTCCAATAGCACCTAAAATCATAAAGTTATAATCAACACTTGTTGGGTTTCCGTTAAATACAAAATCAACAAGCATTGTGCCTTGTGTCTGACCTATCAAATCACTTACCGAAGTAGCAAGACACGAATCAACCGACCTCGTAACCGCAGAACCCATAGTAGGTATGTAACTTGTAGGGTAACTTCCTGCTTCAAGTTGTACGCCATAAAAATATCCATTACCTACAGAACTTGAAGAACTTCGGTGCGGATAAATTCTAACCTCTGTACATCCCGAAGGTGTTGTAAATGTGTAATCTATTCTTTTCCATTCTGTTGGAGATGCTGTATAGGATATATCTGTTGCTATAAAAGATGCATTAGTTTGGTCTCTTACTGCTAATTCATTATTAGTGTTACTTCCTTGTTTTACATAAAACGAAAGAGTATATTTTGAAGAAGCAGTAACATTTGCTTCTTTGTAAAAACTATCAGTTCCCGAACTTGACAAAACAACTTCAGCAGCGTTTTGAACTCCTTCTGGAGATACAATAGAGTTTTCATTTATAGTTGCAGTACCACCAAAAGAAGAAAGCAACTCACTATGCACCATAAGATTAGTCCGTTGAGGCTCAAGTAAAAGAGCAGGACACGATGCACCACCCGAATAATCTAAACGAGGCATATCCTCCAAGATTCCCGCTTGTGCCGTACTCGCTCCTGTTTCAATGTAGTCAGTAGCAACTAATCCTGCTTCAAGTTGGGCGTCTTGGATGTAAATGTAATCATTAGCATAAGCCAATACTCCATTTGAATCAGCAGGGAAAATCCTTGTAGTGCCTGTAATGTTAGCATTGTATATTACTGAACAACGATACCAACCACCTCCTGCATCTTCTATTTTAGAAGTGATTGCATTATTACCAACATTACTGCCTAACACTCCATTAGCCAAATCAAAATACACATAAGGAGTAGGTGTACCTGCAAGATACAAGGCTAACCAATTCTTGTTTCCTGCCTTTGCATATAGACTCAATGTATAAACTCCATTATGAGTAACTAATTCTCTAACTGAACCGCTATTAGAAGTCAATGTAATCTTCCAAGCATCATTCGTACCATCGTATCCTGATTGACCTCCTGTTTCAGTTACACCTGCATTGTCAGACCATTGATTGAACTGATTAGAGTAAGGCAAGAGATTCTCTCTACCCTTCTCAATAAGACCATTAACATCTACCCTTGTAGCAGCAAGATTTGAACCCCTACTAAATGTGAAGTTACCCTCTGGTGGTGTACTACCATCAGTACCATCATTGTTTCCCGTAGCATCGGGATGTATAATACTATTGCCTAAAGGCTTTACAGTATCAAGTCTGCCATCCTTAACCAAGGACGGAACCATTATTAGACTCGCTAAATCTTTTAAGCTGCTCATAGTATAGCGTTTAATTCTGTTTCAACACAAGATAAAGATTCTACTGTACCACCATCAGCACTTACTCTAATGTCGTAGTTAGCAGAATATAGTCTTGCATCAGTAATATCTGGTAAGCCGTTTAAGGCTGTCTGTACACACGAAGGTGCTTCAAAGGTAAGTCCGTTAGCATTAGCGTAAGTTGTTAGCGTAGCAGTGCTGTCATCGCTTAATACCTCGTCTGCACTTAACTTATACCAAGCCTGTAATCCGTTACTTTCTGTAGTAGATACTTGCTCGTAAGTTTTCCACATCACGGAATTAATCTCATCGCTTGAAAGTGCGCGGTTCCATATCGCGACGTTGGCGAGGTTGCCGTCTACTCTATCTGCATCAACATCCGAACGCTTTCCAATGGTTGCGTTTGTTGAATTATTAATGGTTGTAGAACTTGAATAATCGCCTAATAAAGAACCATCGAGATATACTTTCAATGTTGAACCATCGTAATTTACGGCTATATGATACCAATTGTTTGCAGAAATAGTGTCTGCTGGATATACCGAAGAATTGTTTAATCTGTAATAAATACGACTATCACTTGTAATTGAAAATCTTATGCCATCCGAAGAACTATCTTGTGCGGCAAAAATAGCGTTCCAAGAAGTAAAGGAATCAATGTTTACCCACGCCGCTATCGTGTGGTTGGTATGGCTAAACGGCTCGTTTAGTTGTATGTAATCACTCGTGCCGTTGAATTCGGCAGAAGCATCTACAGGGAATGTTAATTTAGGAGGGGTTAAGAATCTATTCGCCATAACAAGTCCATCCTTTACATAGGTTAATAGTGAACCACCCCTTGAAAGGACGGTATTTAGTAGTCCTAACATAGTTCATTACAGTGCTTTATAAGCCAATACCTTGCCCGATACGCAAGATACGCTATCAAATTTACCATAGATGATAGTGCCTTCGCCAAGACCTGCACCAGTCAGTGCATCACCTACTTGAGTAGTAGTAGTTACTACAGCACCTTCCAATGCTTGGATAGCACGGAAGTTCTCACCTGCAACAGAAGATTCGCCCGTCTCTAATAAACGGAAGCCATAGTCTCCTGTGGCTGATTGGTAGAAGTTCCCTTCTTTAACAATAGTTTCGTAAGCCATTATATTTTATTTTATTTAATCGTGTAGTTGTAAGAATAATACTAATCCTGCTCCCTCAATAGAATTTAAAATAGCACCTTCATAGCCTTCAAACACATATAAGTAGTCAATCACTTCAGAGGGTATAGTAACCGCATCAGAAGAGTAACCTTTGTTTAAGTAAGCGTAATCAGTAGTACCTGTAGTTACAGCATCAGCGTTGTAACCCGTACCGCTATTTAATAAGTATCCCATTAATCAAAGATTGTTTGGTCGCTAAACACCGCCTTATCATTGATTGCTAAAGAAGCAATACCACTTTCAGTATTTAGTGTAACATTAACAGAAGACTTCTCGCTAGTACCTGTGCCGCTATTAGCCTCATAGCTCATCGTTAAGCCATCCATCCACCCTGAGATGGTTACAGTGTCGTTATTATGTAGTAAGATGCAGCAGATGTCTTCTCTGCGGCTCATAAGGTCTATTTGGTTTACCTTATTGTCTACAGAGGGTGTTTGTATTGTGATGCTAGTAGAAACAACACCTAATCCATTAGATGTACTCTTGTTCTCTGTAAAAGTTGTAGTTCCGTCCTTTGTATTGTGTTCAAAGGTTACGGTATCAACGGTGTCAACTTGAGTTACCTGTGTTTCGTCTGTTGGACTAAAAGTAACAGTTAAGTCTTTTTGTAATAATAGTATAGCTTTCTTGATACCACCCGTAACTCTTTTGTTACAATTGATGTCAATATCGCTTAATAAGATGCTACAGTTAAAAGCCATATATTTTTAAAATAAAAAGGGGCGAGGTTTTCGCCTCACCCCCTTGTGTTAATTTACAAGATTCCTATCAAGGGTTACCTACGACAGTATCAAAGATTGCTTTGATAGCAGCTTCGTCAGCACCTGTAATTGCATAAGACAATCCCTGCTCATCACCTGTTAGGGTAAGTTGGAAACGGTTCTTTTCAGAACGACCAGTTCCAGAGTTAGCGTCAACAGTTCCTACATAAAGACCGTAGTCCAAACCACAAACGTGGTAAGTTCCGGCAGCCGTTCTAATGAAAGCAGCTAATTCAGCACCACCTTTAGAAAGGTCGTTAAGAGCTGTGTTTTTTGCAGCAGTCATTTTAGGTGTTTCTACAGAGATAGTTGGTACAGTTGAAACAACACCATCAGCAGATACAGTTTTAACTTCACTAAATACAGAGAATCCGTCTTTGTTATTAAAGTCAATTTTAACCACATCAGCCGCCGCAAGAGCAGTTCCAGCCGTGATGGTACGAGATGCAGCAACTTCTGTTAAAGCAGCAAGAGCATCATCACGATTCGCGATGTGTAATTCTAAAATACCTCCGATAGCAACATCATCACAAGAGTATGAGATATCAGAAGGTAGTGTTACGTCACAAGCCATATTATTTTATTTTAAAGTAAGGGAAGGGCCGAAGCCCTTTCCCTAATTATTATTATTATTATGCGAAGTCTTTTGCGTAGACAATCTCTTCACCTTTCAAGTAAGAGAAACCTAACTTGAACTGACCCCAAATCTTATCAGAAGACAATTCAGCTTCGTACTTCATATCAATAGCGCGAACGTCATTGTACTCATCAGTCAACATTACGATGTTCTGTGCAGCAGCAATCATAAATTCGTTAGCAGGCATAGATGGGAAGTGGATAACTTCCATACCGTAGTAGTTCGGTACACCACCTTCTACAACACCCTGTGGAGTAGTAGTGTAAAGACCAGCGATAGCGATTTGGTAGTGTTGCATAGCAGCAGTTCCCAAGAAGATAGCAGGTTTGAAGTCACGGTCAGCATCTCCGTAAACAGCAGCCAACATAACGTCACTCATTGTTTCGTAAGCACCTTCCAATTTGTCAAGGATGTTAGCAGAAGTTAAAGCACCGTTAGTGTCGTAGTCTAACACAGCAGCATCAGCAGCCATCTCAGTAGTCAACGCAGTACCTGCAACAGTCAATGCTTTTTCAGCAGACAATTTAGCGAAGTAGTCAAATACCCAATCCTTGAATTCAGCATCCATAGTTTCTGGGTTGTTCTGACCTTTCTTCAAAAGAAGACCACGGTAAGAAGACTCAAGAGCGTTTTTACAGTTTAAGAAAGACCACTTGTAAGTAGTTACAGTCATTTCTTTTTCACCGATTGTTGCAGCAGAGTTGCCGTCAAATACACAAAGGTCTGAACCGAAAGATAATGTAGCGTCAAAGATAGGTACGTTTACTTTAGCTTTAACACCATCTACAAGACGGAAACGGTTTAATACCGCTGCCGATTTTACCATAGTATCAATGAAGAGGTCTGGACGTCTGTCACCGTATGGCAAGTTTGATATTACTATACTCATTTTATTTTAATTTAAGAGGATTCGTTTAATTAATTTACAATAATTACTTGCGGTTAAAGAAGTTGTTAATCATATCAATCTTTTCAGAAGTGATACCATTAAAAACTACTGTCTTGTCTTCTACCGTTTCAGCTACTTCTTCAGCCTTTTGTTCAGCAGCAAATTGCTCCTCAACCTCAGCTTCTGTAGCTTCTTCTTCAGCAGTAAATTCTTCAGAGACTTCCTCAGCAACTTCTTCAGTAGCTTCGTACTTGTCATCTTTCATTTCTTCTTTCTCTTCCTCCTCTTTGTGTTCAGGAGTATGAGCCATTTCTTCTTCTTCATCTTTGTCTTCGGTCATCTCTTCTTGAGAGTCACCCATAGACGCGATGTGCTTTTGAATCATTTCAATGGCTTCCTTCAAATCAGAAATACCAGCAAACTTATCTTCAAAAGATGTCACAGCTTCAAGGAGCGAGTTGTTCTCGTTCTCTAGAGCTTCAATTCTTGCTTCGTACTTGTTAGTCATCGTCTCAAATTGAGCCTCCAACTTACCAAGTTCTTTGCCAAAACTAAATTCGTTCATTTGTTGTTCGTTATTAATTGTTGGTTTAATATCCGCTTTTATCTCAATAGAGAAACCATTAATCTCTCCATTTTCAATTGCAGTAAATAATTCGTCAGACTCAATTTTTGCCTTTACGAATACGGTTCCGTTTGGTAGGTTATAACCATAGTCTACAGACTTATCGTTATCACTCTCTTTAGTCCAAACTTCAAGCATCACTACATCGTCAGTATCATTCTGATGGTTAATGCCAAATGCGTTAAATAGCCCCTCTTTAGAATACTTGTACATAATCTCTTGGATTGTCTCCGCAGTAAAGCGTACATAGTAGTATCCCATTTCGGGTGAGAAGCGTAGGATTTCCTTGTTAGGAATCATAATCGGTCCTACAACCTCTTTCTTCTTTTCATCAGCAAACATCTGTACTTTCTCAACTTCATTGAAGTGAATAAAGTCTTCCTCAATAGCAGGCTTGTCTACAAGAGAAATCTTGTACATCCCTTGAGCGATGTCTTCTAATGATATATCAAATAATGGTAAGTTATCCATTCTTCTTTGCTTTTTTATGCCACTTTGGTAGCAGGTCGTTATCTTGTACATACTTTGGATTAGACGGTCTTCCGTTCTTAACCAAGTACATAAATGCGTTTAGTCGGGCAAGTCCCCATTGCGTTGCTGAAGTAACCTTTGGTGAGTGTCCCGTATTAAAAGCACCCATACCACGTAGTACAACACGCTTTGCAGC